CAGGTGGTAGTCATGGTAATGGTTACGGATCTACTACTAAACTTAATACAAATACTTACGATGGATCTAGTTGGACCGCAGGAAATAATTTACAATCTCTAGCATTATTTGGTGGAGCTTTTGGAACACAAAGTGGTGGAGTAATTTCTGGTTACGCACCTCCTCCAGTTGGTTTGACAACTACTCAAAGATGGGATGGTATTGGTTGGACTACAACTACTTCTAATTCAGTTGGATCACAAGGTAAAGGTGCAGCAGGTGATCTTTCATCAGGTTTAATTATTGGTGGTATATTTGCACCATCTTCTCCTAACGCTCCTAACTGGGGAGAAATTGCAAATACGGAAGAGTGGACAGGAGATTCAGTTATAGCTGCTGTAGCTTCAACATTGACAAGTAGTTAATAATAGTTATATATAAAGAATCGAAAGGAATTAATTATGACAGAAAAAAGAAATATACATGCGCTTATTGAAAAAGAAGCACCAAGTTTAAATAATTTATTAGATCCAGAGGACGTCAAAGAGTTTAAGGCTATGACAGCCGAGCTTCGTGACACATGGACCAAGAAACAAGTATTTAGAACAGAGACAGAAATGAGAATGTCTGTGTTACAAGATGCAAAGTATCCAACTAATGCTTCGAAGTATTGGCAGTGTGTTAGAGAACAAAATGTATTCTTAGAAAACTTAATGAGTTTATCGTTTGATTGCAGACGTAATGAAGCAAAAGTAAAATGGTTAGAAAAAAAAGTTGAAACTGAAACTGACGAATATAAACTGACAAAATATCAAATTGATTTAGATGAAGCTAGATATAGTTTAGCTAATATGCAACTTGTAGCTAGGGACAGAATGAGAGAAATAAAATTATGGTCTACTCTTAAAAAAGAATTTGATGATGGTTCGTTTAATACACAAGATGTTAATAGACACCAACTAGATTCTTATCATTTAATTATGAAAAATAAAGCAGAGACATTAACTTCAGGCTCAAGTCAGCCAGAAGTGTTTAATGTACTTGGACAATTACAAACTATAGAAAGAGTTAAAAAATCAGGAGAAATGATTTACAATAAGAAAGAACAATTGACCAATGACCTCGGAGCCAAAGAAAAGTAAACAACTTTTATTTCTAGTTGCACAACCTAGATCTGGTAATACTTTGTTTGCAAGTATTATGAATCAGAATCATGAGATAGCTGCAACACCTAACTCTATTACATTAGAGATAATGAAAGATTTGTTTTTACTTAAAGAAACCGATGTGTTTTTAAATTACCCAGATCACAAGTCTTTAGATAATGTTTTAGATGTCGTGTTTGATATGTATTATAAAGATTGGCCACAACGTATAATTATTGATCGTGGACCAGTATTAACAACCGGTAATTTTTCATTAATGCAAAAACACTTTAAACGACCTTTTAAATGTATTGTATTACTTAGAGATGTAATGGATGTACTTGCTAGTTACATGCAGTGGTATACAGAAAACCCCGACGCTTTTCCTAACAGACATAATTTAAATACAGATGAAGAAAAATTAATGCTGCTTATGAATGACAATGGTGCTGTTGCCAGAGAACTTAAAGCAATTAAAAATTCATATAACTATAAAGATATTTGTCATTATGTAAAATACGATGACATAGTTACAAACCCAGAACAAGAGTTTAGAAAAATATATGAGTTTATGGGTGAGCCTTATTTCAATCACAGATTCAATAATTTAGATCAAGTAAATGTAAATGGTTTATCTTACGATGATAAAATAGTTGGTAGTAATATGCATAAACTATTTGATGGACCTGTAAGAAAAGTATACAATCCTTACATAGAAAAAATTCCAGAAAGGATAAGACAGAAATATGGACACATCAGATTTTAAATTTGTATTTTTAGGTCAGTCGGTATTAAGATATCAAGTACCACTTGATGTATACAATATTATCAATCATATTTATGAAACAAAGTATTCTAAATTAAAACCTGCTAACAAACAACTAATAGGTAAGATTGAAAAAGAACATAGTTTATTTTTTAATGGTGAAGATAGTTCTAGAATGACTAGACATAATCATTTACCTAATAACGTATTAGGTTGGTTTGAATCAAAGTTTAAACATTATTTAGATTGGAATAAAATTACAGGTTATAATTTACATTTTAATTCTATATGGGTTAATACTATGTTTGAACATGAATACAATCCAGTGCACGTGCACCAAGGATCATTGTTTACAGGTTTATCTTCTGTTATGATTTTAAAATTACCTGAGTCTTATGGTGTAGAATACTCTGCAGAGGATGCACCACAAAATGGTAAATTACAAATACTGGGTTCAGCTAGTGGACACTTTGCAAATATAGATTATCAACCAGAAATTAAAGAAAGAGATTTTTATATATTTCCATATGACATGAGACATTGCGTATATCCTTTTAATGGTCCAGGATATAGAAGAACACTTGCTGCAAATATGGATGTGCAGTATGACCCAATTAAAAATAGAGGAGTAAGCTAATGTACGAAAACAGACATATATCAGAACCTAAATGGAAAAGTTGGATAGTTCAAACAACGACGCCATTGTTTACACCAGATCAATGCAGACAAATTATTGCATCCGGTAGAGCACAAAAACCACAAGAAGCTCAGGTAGGTATGGGTAAACCAGGAGGAGGAACAGATACAAAGAAAAGAGTGACTACAATTAGTTGGATACCTTTTAAAGAAATGGAACACATGTATCGAGATCTAAATAATTTTATACAAAAAGCAAATGAAAATCATTTTGGTTTTGGTGACATACAAGTAACAGAAAATGCACAGTTTACAGAATACCCTGAAGGTGGGTTTTATGATTGGCATATGGATTGTGATGTAAACATGGGACACGAACCACCTGTAAGAAAAATATCAATGACATTATTGTTAAACGACCCATCAGAGTTTCAAGGTGGGGATTTAGAACTTATGGCACCGGGTAAATTTGCAGAACTTAAACAAGGCCATGCAATTATATTTGCATCATTTTTAAACCATAGAGTTAATCCAGTAACTAAGGGAATAAGACAATCTTTAGTTTGTTGGTTTGGGGGCAAACCTTTTAGATGATAGCCGAAGGATTTTTTCCAACTCTTATATTTGCTGAAGATGTCAAACTAGATAATCAACAACTAGCTAATGATATTGTTGCTTGGTCTAAACAAGACAAAGGTGTAAAAAAAACAAATATAAATGGTTGGCATAGTCAAACTAATATGCATGAAATGCCACAATTTAAATTACTAGTAGATGAATTGTTTAAAATGCAACATCAAATATATAAAGAAGAATGGTTAGACAGACAACCAAAAATTGGTAATATGTGGGCTAACATAAATTATCCTGGTGGGTATAACAAACCACACATACATCCTAACAGTTTATATAGTGGTGTGTATTATGTAAAGACACAAGAAAACTGTGGTAAAATAATTTTATATGATCCAAGACCAGGAATACAAACCAATATGCCTACAAGAAAACCAGGTCAGCCACCAAAACATTTGTGGAGAGAAGTGCATTTAGATGCTGTTGAAAGTAGAATAATTATGTTTCCTTCTTGGTTGTGGCATAGTGTTGAACCCAACGAATCAAATGATATAAGAATATCAGTAAGTTTTAATTTTATACAAGATGGCTTTCAATAAATATCAAGTAATCAAAAAAGCAATTAGCTATGAGTTAGCTAATTTTATATTTAACTATTTTTTACTTAAACGTGATGCTGTTAAATTTATGTATGATAATAATATTACTTATGACAATGGTATGTTTGGAACATGGACCGATAAACAAATTCCAAATACATACTCACATTATGCAGATCCTGTAATGGAGACTTTGTTGGTCAAAGTATTACCTGTAATGCAGCAAGAAACTGGCCTAAACTTATGTCCTACTTATTCCTACGCTAGATTATATAAACATGGTGATGAATTAAAAAGACATAAAGATAGACCTAGTTGTGAGATATCTACTACCATAAACCTAGGAGGTGATCCTTGGCCTATCTTTATAGATGGTACAGGTGCAGATAATATAATAGATGAACAAAAAAATATACACAAACCCAACGCTCCAGAAGGCACAAAAGTCCTGCTTGAAGTAGGCGATATGCTAGTATATAGTGGGTGTGAATTAGAGCATTGGAGAGAACCTTTTAAAGGAACTACTTGCGGACAAGTGTTTCTTCATTATAACCATGTAAATGGTCCTTTTGCTGAAAAAAATAGGTTCGACAAAAGGCCGATGTTAGGTGTTCCATTAATTAGGAATACATAAATGGAGTTATATGTTACAAAAATTAGGTTTTGCACCAGGGTTCAACAAACAGGTTACAGAGACCGGGGCCGAGGGACAATGGTTTGACGGCGACAACGTTCGTTTTAGATACGGTTCTCCAGAAAAAATAGGTGGCTGGCAACAATTAGGTTCAACTAATTTAACAGGTGCTGCTAGAGCTGTTCATCATTGGGACGACAATGCTGGAATTAAATACGCAGCTATAGGCACAAACAGAATTTTATATGTTTATTCGGGTGGTACATATTACGACATACATCCTATAAGAACTACAATTACAGGAGCTAACTTTACAAGTACATCTAGTAGTCCAACAGTTACAGTAACTGTTGGTTCAAGCCATGGTTTAACAGATGATGACATTGTTTTATTTGATAGTGTAGGTGGATTAAGTGGGTCAACGTTTACAAATGCAACTTTTGAAGACGTTAAGTTTATGGTAACGTCTGTCCCAACTTCTAATACTTTTACTATTACAATGGCGTCTAATGAAACAGGCACACCTTTAAGCACTGCAGGATCTGCATCAGTTTTAATTTATGAATCTGTTGGACCTGCACAACAACTTGGGGGACTTGGTTGGGGTACAGGTTTATGGTCAGGTACTTCTCCAGGAGCAGCATCAACAACTTTAGCTACAGCATTAACAGACACCACAACAACAACTATTGTTCTTTCTAACTCAGCAGCGTTTCCATCTGCAGGTGAAATTAGAATAGGTAGTGAGGACATAAGTTTTACAAATAATAATACAAGTACAAATACATTAACTGGTGGTGCAAGAGGTGTAAATGGTACAACAAAATCAACACACAGTGGTGGGGCTACGGTTCAAAACATATCTAGTTTTACTGGTTGGGGAGATCCAAACAACAGTGACCTTACTATTGATCCAGGATTATGGATTTTAGATAACTATGGTACAACCTTAATTGCTCTTATTTACAATGGTAAATGTTTTAAATGGGATGCATCTGCGGCTAGCCCAACATCAACAAGAGCAACAGTGTTACCAAACGCTCCGACTGCATCACGTCACGTGTTAGTATCTACACCAGACAGACACTTAGTATTTTTTGGAACAGAAACAACGGTTGGAACGTCAACAACTAAAGATGATATGTTTATACGTTTTTCTTCTCAAGAAAGCATTGATCAAACTGATTCATATACAGTAAGAGCTAATAATACTGCAGGCACACAAAGACTTGCCGATGGTTCTAAAATTATGGGAGCTATTAAAGGTAGGGATGCTATCTATGTTTGGACCGATACCGCATTATTTTTAATGAAATTTGTTGGTCAACCATTCACATTCTCGTTTGAACAAGTGGGAACTAACTGTGGATTGTTTGGTAAAAATGCTTGTATAGAAGTAGACGGTACAGCTTATTGGATGTCAGAAAATGGTTTCTTCCAATACGATGGTCAATTAAGATCTATGCCTTGTCTTGTAGAAGACCATGTCTACGATGATATAAATGCTACATCTAGAGATCTTATTAATGCTGGATTAAATAATCTGTTTGGTGAAGTAAGCTGGTTTTATTGCACAGCTGCATCAGATCAAATTAACAGGGTAGTTACTTATAACTATTTAGACTCATCACCTAAACGTCCTATATGGACAACAGGTACTTTAAACAGGGCTGCTTGGCAAGACTCAGCAGTTTTTGACAGACCCCATGCAACATATTATACCGCTTCAGACAATGCATCATCAGATGTTGTTGGTAATACGGACGGACTTAGTATATATTACAACCAAGAAATTGGAACAGATCAAATTAATGCAGGTGGTGTTACCACAGCTATTATTGGATCAATTAAATCTGGTGATTTTGACATTACACAGAAAAGAAGTAACACGGGGGCTACTGTAGGTACGCCAGACATTAGAGGAGACGGTGAGTATATTATGAGAATTAGTAGATTTATACCAGACTTTATTAGTCAGACAGGAAACACTGCAATTAAATTTAAATCAAGACTGTACCCAAACAGTAGCGAAGTTACTAATAGTTTTACATGTTCATCTTCAACAACTAAAAAAGATATTAGAGTAAGAGCTAGACAAATTGCATTAGAAGTTGCTAATACAACAGCTGGTGAAGATTGGAAACTAGGTACGTTTAGATTAGATATACACCCAGGAGGAAGAAGGTAATGGCTACAGACCAGGAGATACGAGACGCAGGTTTTAAATATATTCCAAGGCAAGAATTTTTACGGAATCCTTTTGTATTACCAACAACCGATGACGGTGACGGTGACGGTGGCAGTGGCAGTGGCGGTATTGTTAATACCAATTCCTTTAATAATGCTTCAACACCTTATTCGGATCTGATGATGGGGTTCAATGATTCACTTGCTGCAAGACAGAAGAGATTAGAAAACCCAAACAAGTTTTCAGATTTTTTAGCAAAATTTGGAATGGGTAGACAACGTTCTGTAGATCAAATGATGCGAGATTCAACTGCGTATAACATGAATGAGTTAGGTCCTAGCTTTGGACAAATGCCCATAAATAATAATATGACAGGACCGGAAATACAGAACGCTATGGCAGAGTATGCAGCAGACGAAACAAGTATTGGAAATTATCCTGTGGATAATCCTTTAGACGTTAGAAAAAATATGTTTGGATTAAGTGGTATTTTATCTAGAATTCTTCCAAGTTCTTACCATGATAAATTTACAATGCCTGAACAAATATACACACAATCTAAAATGGGTTATACTGGTCCAACTGTGTTTGGAGATAATAATAGCGGTCTACAAAAAGATATATTTGGAAGAAACGTTATTTCTGGTTATGGTAAATATTCAAAAAAACAAGCAAAAGATGTTCAAAAATTAGATGACCTATTTAAGTCAACAGGTTTTACAAATAAATATGGAAACTTAAAGCTAGAAGAGGATGACGAAGGTATCTTTGGTTTTACAGGAGGCACTAAAGCACAAAGAGAACATGCAGCCAAGATGCATAAATTAAATTTAATAAGATATAATTATGATAAAAAAGGTTTAAAAGAACTAGAAGATATTAAAAATCAAACTGGTTTTACCGATATAATGGGAGCAGAAAATAAAGGAACTACTGATTATGGTATTACACAAGGGGTATCTGATGCTGATTATACTGGAGGCGGTGATATAGATAGAGCTATTGATAGAGCTAGAGAAAGAAGTGATGCTACTACACCAGATGATTTTGGACAATCAGAAGGTATGGTTGATGGTTGGGAGGATTAAATGGCAAAAATTGTACAATCATTAACTAGAGCCGAACCAGAATACAATCAAACTAACCTACAATCGTTAGTTAGGGATTTGGATGCAGTAATTACAAAATTAAACTCATCTTTCCAAGATGAAGTTAAGCAGGAGATAGAAGCTAAAAGTTTCTTTTTAGAATAATGGCAGTAGTAAACCAATATTTATTTGTAGGAATAGACAACAGCACAGCAGGAAGCGCTCTTGTTCCATTTGGAGCTAACAATCCTACAGTCAATGAAACATACATAATTAAATCATTACTTGTTACATCTGCTGGTACACCAACAGTGACTGTTACAAACAACAGTATCACAGCAATTAAATCAGCACAATTAACAGCAAACACAACATTAGAATTATTAACCCAGCCAATGATTGTAGTAGGGGGTACATCATTTACAGTACAATCTAGCACAACAGATTCGTTTGATGTAGCGATAAGTTATTTAAATATATTAAAGGAGAAAACGGACTAATGGATACATATTTAGCAACAGTAGAAGAGACTTACAGACACAAGGAAACAGGTGAGGTTTTTAAGGAAAGAAAAGACTGGGAAGCTAAGGGTTATAAACCAGAAGAGATGGCACAGGATGTAAAAGTTATCATGCCGCCTCTTGATTTGTTTAGTAAAACCAAGTAAACATAGGAATTAAGGTAAATTTATGGCAATATCTAGAATGCAAGAACCCCAACAAATAC